TCTTGCATGTAAAGCTCCGTTTAAAAATCCAGTCCATTGTTGTGCAATTTTATTCCAATTATAAAAATGTTTTACAAACTTAACTTGCATCGCAAGATGATTTTGTATGTGGTCTTGATGTAAATGCTCTGCAGCAGCTTTAATTGTCATTGCAAATTGTTCAGCAAGTTTGTCATAATCTTTTTCATAAGGAATATAAATAGGAAATTCAGAACAAGTTTCAAACAAAGCTCCAAGATCAGTGGTAATACAATATAGACCTGCAGCCATGGACTCTATAGCAGATATACAAAATGTTTCTTCCCAAATACTTGGAAAAGCCCATATATGATATTTATGTAAGTTTTCTAAAATGTATTCATGAGGTTTATAACCAATGTAATTTACATTTGGTAATTGTCTTGCTTGTTCATATAAACCCTCATAATTTTTTTCATTTTCGTTTTTGAATTGATCACCATAAACTTGACAGCTAGAATATACATCTAAGGATATTAAACTGCCTTTAATATATTGCATTGCTGCAAGTAGTACATTTAATCCTCTCCAAGGAGTAGAGTGATATATTAATCGTATAGGCTCACCCTTATTATACTGTAAAGATCTAGTTGGAAAATCTTCAATACCATTTTTAATTACTGTGCATCTTTCTGTTGGAATATCAAAATACATTCTATACTTTTCATAATTCCAATGACTATTAAAAACATACCAGTCATACTTTTTGTGATTAGATTTATCTTCAAACCACGGATGAATATTCGGCTGATCATAACTATTTTTTTGCCATAATATATTTATTTTATTAGGGTCAATAGGTATCTTTCCTGGTATAGAAGTGCAAATTTGAAAGTTAGATAATAATTTAGGATCTACAAATTTATTTAGATACTCATGTTGTATTTCTGTTCCTCCTCTTGGTTGCATTATAAAAAACCTCTCATTTGGAACTTAAATCAAAAAACAATGATGCTGGTTTTACAACAACATCTGTTACTACGTGTTCTTTTTTTGTAGCTGTTGTAGAATTATTTATATCCTGATCAGCTTCCTCTTTAGATGAATAAACCTGTCCAGTTAATTTGTTTCTGTAAGTAGTTATAGTTTCACAATCTACAACTGGTATTTTTTTACCATTTATTATTTGAAACTTTTCTGACATTTTTTTTACCAAGGCTATATCCTAAACTAAAAGCCATAGCAATAAAAAATATTACCAAAAGAGTATGCCAAATATAAAACATTATTTACCTCCCTGTCCTTTGTATTTTTTAAAATGTTTACTCTTATTTAATTTTTTCGTGTGTCTCCCGGGTCTTTTTCTATTAGTCCGTTTTATAAACGTACCAGAACCTGTTTGAATTTTTCTAGCCATTCTGATTTTTTCTATTAATTAAAGCATATGAAATTTGTCCAGAAATTTTATTTGCTGTGTTTGCTTGAAACTTTAAAGAGTCTCCCTCCTCTAAAACTAACACATTACGAACTGCCGTGTCATTACTATTTGCAGCTAAGTTAGTGTGATAGAATTTAAAATCAGTAGACGTAGAGGAGTCTCTAAAAAAATAATCTAATTGAACAGATGCACTATTATCATTTGCAATTGAAACTTCTCTTACAATCGCAACTGATGATGTATTAATTGTTAAGGTTGTAGTTAAATTTGTAGTTGTTAAATCATATCCTTGAACTTTAAACGATATGGTCACGATTTACCTCCAATAAACCAACTAAACGTTTGTAAATCCTCAACAGACTCATTTAAAAAAGATGTGTTAAGTTGTTCTTTTATTAGATTAAGAGCAGATAAAATTTGTCTTTGATTCTCCACATTATATGTGTCGCTAGGCTCTGGTATGTAAACATCAATCTTTGCCATTATCTTCTTCCATCTGGTTGAACATCTACTCTAAAAATACCATATTGCCAATTTTCATCAACCGCATCATTTTCAATTTTTATGCTAGCAAGTCTGGCCCTGCCTCTTGTATCAACCTTATCGGTGCTTGATGTTACACTAAAAGGCCCTATAGTTGTCTGACCTTTTGCAGTTGTTGTATCTGCGGGATAACTTCTTAGAATTAACGTTACTTTTGCTGTTCCTTCAATATTTTTAAAATCAGGTATAAATCTTCTTACTGATAAAAAATACTCACCATCACCATCAACATCTAAATCAAAATCACCAGATCTTATAAATGCAGCAATGGCAGTTTTAACTCCAGTGGCACTCACTTCGTTCACTCCTATCTCGTGCGCATAATAAATAGATCCGCCAGTAGATACACCATTGACCACAGGAAAACTTGGGGTTATGGCAGTGTCAAATTTTGTTGCATAAGGATTTGCGTAGACGCTAGCATCTAGGTAAGAACTTCGTGCAAGACTCCCCGTGGTCCAAACTTTATCCCCATAATTATAAGCAACTAATCTGTCTACTTGATCAGACCCATCTTTTGCGTAAAACCAAAATACCTCTTGGTATAAAGAATTGTGTGAAGCATAGGTCAGTTCATTAGCGTTAAAATTAAAACCTAAATTATCAGTTGTAGTTTTAAAAACAAAGTCTTCAACTAAACTAGGCATAGACGTTACTGTACCATCATATTGAAAAAATCCTCCAGCGTCCCCTATCCAATAGACTTTACCTTCCGCAAACGTTAAAGCATGCTGCCCAACACAACCGCAGTTAGATCCAACTTTTCTAATGCTAAATGTAAATGGTGGTCCAACAAATTGCATCACGTAAGCAGCTTCATCTGTTAAAATTAATATATAATCTTTAGCTCTAATAGCGCCTACAATTCTAGTCCCAGTATCTAATCTAAAAGTTCCAGCAGTATTTGTTGACGTTGGACTATAGACATCAAAATTTTCTTGGTCTGAAAATCGAATAAACATCTTATCTTGTGTTCCTGGTGTTCCAATGGTTGTTTCAGTGCCTAAATGCACTAAATGTCTATCTCTGTCTGAGACAATACTCATTACAGATCTTGTAGGCATATTTGTATTTTTAGTTGCTCGTGTAGTAAGTCCAGAGGATGGATTCCAAGTAAACGTTGACCCATTGTGAATAGTTGCAACTAAAACATCCCCAAAATTATCTAAAGACCAATTAGCAGGATCAAGTTTAATAGTTGTTGCAACAGTTGATGCAACACCCCATCCAACAAAAGTAGCAGCATCATAAACTTTTACGTTATCCGCATGTGCTGCAGCTGTTGTGCCACTTGCTCCTCTTCCTGCTCCAGTAAATGAAGTTGCTGTTTTACCTGAGTATGTAATTAATTCAGAGTCAATTAAAATTGTACCCGTTGCTGCAAATCCAGTGGTTGAGTCCACAGGAATTGTAGTTACAGAGTTGCTTATACCTCCTACTTGATCTATTTGTGTTTGAGTAACTGTTGAACTAAAACCACCGTAATTAAATGTACCCCAACCATAGCCGTATGTTTGGTTTAAGGGACCAAAATTGAAATAAGGATTACACGTTGCAGAACCAGACGCTGAAACAGTTGTCGCTGCATTGGTTAACATGGTGATAGTAAATGTGCTTGAGCTTGGTGTAGTTTTTACCTCAAAAGCGTTTGTCGTAAAATCACTAGCAACATAACCAGCTCCTGTTGGTGGAGTAACTGATGCAAAACGTACAATGTCTCCAATAATTAAATTATGGCCAGCTTTGTTTACTGTTACTGTTTTTGATCCACTTGTTGTTGTAAATGTACAACTGGTTAAAGCGGTATCAAAAGGTGTAATATCATAAAATGCACCCTCAAAATAAATAATTAATACTTTATTCGTGCCTATTACTGAATATTTATCGCCGTCTCTTGTTACCCATGAGTGTTGATGCCTACCTGCCCCCACTATTGTATCTGATAGTATTTGTTCCCAACCACCTATTTTTTCAGGGTTTCCATATCTAAAACGCACGTTATCTCCATCAATCCAGCGACCTTCCGCTTGAGATGGTGTATCTTGTTTATCAAATCCTGGTGCTACCGGTATTTTTTTTAAGGGCATATTTTACAGTATACCTTAAACAAATAATTCTTACAATTAAGGCTTTAATTCATAAGTTTTATAAAAATCTAATGTATCAATATCCATTTTTGTTTTATCTAAATAACTAAGTTTATGGTATTTTTCTATAGAACCTATAAAATTTTCTGCTTCTTGTAAGTCTAAAAAAGATTTATATATTTCTTTTCCCCACATTCCACTAGCCATGTGTCTCACTTTATGTTGTTTTTCATAAATATGATTATTAGTTGTATTAAAGAATTTTAAGGGTAAAATTTTAATTTTGTAAATATTTTTAAATTTTCGCACCATGTTTTTTAACAAAAGAGGTCCACTTACATATTTAACATTAAAATGATTATCGTTTATGCTTTTCTTAAATTTTATTGTTTTTGATCTTTGTAACCCTTCTATAAAACATTCCTTAAAAAATTTTTGATTAGGTGTTGCAGCCATTAAAGAGTTTTGAACTAATTCTGGTTGGTTATGTTCATCAGGGCAATTAGATTCAACTAAGTTTATATTACCAGTCAAATCACTATAAAAATTTTCATAACAATACATATCCATGTCAATGTATATGCCGCCGTATTTATAAAGTAAGGCGTATCTAAATAAATCTAGTTGGATGATGTGAAAAGGAATTTTTTGATAATCTTTATAATATTCTTTATAATTTTTTTTTATAAAGTTATCAATTTTTTCATCTGTCCAAAACACGTGTTCAAAATCATCGAAAACTTTTTGTACAGATTCATAGCACAAATTCCAAATTGGATGCCATTTACTTTTTAAAGCATAACCTGTTTGATGTATTATTTTGGGTATCATTCCCCATTAATTTTTGTACAAGAATTTGTTCGTAAATTTTTAACATCATCGTCAAATTTAATTTGCCAGTCTACTACCATTTTAACTAAAGTATTTCCAAAATGTTTAAACATTTTATCTGTCAAATGAATTTTACCTTTTTTTAAAATTATCCATCTTTCTTTTAAAGAAAATTCAATATCACAAGATCCGTTTTCAAATTGATTAAATTTCATTTTTGCATCCCGTAAAGTGGTCTCTTATCCTTAGCCCATTCTTTGAATGGTCCATTTTTATCTACATAATGTAAAAATGTTTGTGCATGCCAATCACCTTTAAATTCTTCTCTCCAATGTTCTATTTCACAACCTAAATATATTACTGCATCCCCTGGGCACATATTTATTTCTGTTCCACTTATGAATATTGGCCACTTAGTTCCATCTGACCCAATCATAACAGAAACACTAACTTCGCAAGATACTCTATCAGTGTGTTTTGGTAGATCAGCATTTATTGTATACATTCTCCAAAAAGCATAAGTACATAACAATTCTAAACCAGTTTCTTTTTGCATTAAATCAAGTTTATTTACCATTAAAGACTCCATTAATGGATCTGCATAAAAATAAGTATCTCCATTATCACTTTGTACAAAATCAAACGAATCAAAATTTAATCTATGTTTAATTCTACAATAATCATTCAAAAGTTTTGTTTCTTCTTGAGTTAAAAAATTTTTAATGAACTTATATTTAAAGTCTCTTATATTGCCCATGCTACAACTGAATACCTTGTTCCTTTATTTACTGGTTTAACCGTATGTGGATATAGAAAAATACTTGGCCAAATAATCATCCTATTTGGTTTTACTTCTACTTCCCATTCTCCTGTTCCATCTGGGTTTCTAAAACATAAATTTCCACCTTCATAATCATTATTTAAAAGTAGTATACAACTCATAGTTCTTGGGACGTCTGCAAAATGATCTACATGCCAAGTATAAAAACCTGTGTTTTCATATTTCAAAATTTCAATATCAAATATTCTTTGATACGAATAATCTAAAATATTAACATCAAATTGATATTGTTTAAGCTTTTTGTTAAAAACGTGTGCCAAAAAATTTGACCAATGAACTTTACTTAATGAATTATCTGTATTATTTAATGGTGACGTGTACGTCCTTCTTACATTAAAATCAACCCTACCCTTATCTCCATTACCTCCTATACTTGCGGTTTCAAATTTTGCATTATTTGCAAATTTAATTAAATTGGATATAACTTTCCAAGGGAGCACTTCATCATAAATTTTTATAAAATTTTTTATTTCCATAATTTTTTATTCCAATATCTATTTTTATACACATTTATCAATTGTAATCCATAAAAAAAATTGGATTTTAAATTTTTTTGTGATATAGATTTTGTAGTCATTTCCCAAGAATCCCTTTTAAAAGGTATTATTTGAACATATGGGGTTCCTTTTTTAATCAATGTCTCTAATATCGAATATTTATCACCATTTATCACTATTGGAAAATTTATTTCAAGAGGATACGTATCTGTATCTACAATTCCAGAAACTATCGAAAACCTATCATCTGCATTATTTAAGGGTGGTACAAATAAACAAGAATGACCCTTTGGGGTTTTTATTTTCCAAGGATTCATAATTTTGTAAAAACTCAAATTTTTATTTTTTTCAATTAATGGTGAACCTTCTAACTGATTTATGGTATGCACATCAATACCTGCATTTAAATTTATATTTTTTTCCCTGAGTTCTTTTTGACACTCATGTAATCCAAATGTTTGAAAAGAATCTTTGATTGTTTCTCCTTTTTCGTTTTTACTATCTACATTATGTCTCACATAAAAATCCTGTGGCATTTTTAGAATATACCCTGCAGTTAGAGAATCTAAAAAAGGCATACAGCCCTTAATTGTTTTTTTTAAAATAATATGTTCTAATTTTTTATACCACTCTGGTATGTTTAACTTTGCAGGAATTGGATAATCTTCTTGAAGTGCAAAATAATCTTCATGAGCACTAAATTCTATTACCTTATCAAACATTAAAAAAAACTTAACAAATTTTTTTTATTTGTCAAACTTTTTAGGGTACTTCATAAATACTTAAAGCTTGATTTCCTTTATCAAAAAAGTATTGTTCTAATGATTTTATTGGAAACGTTATGCTGTTTGTATCTAAATTATTTAATTGAGTAAGATAGTTGTTCCATTTGTTAAAAAAAATGTGATTGTCGTTATTATTTAAAAAATTTTGTATTTTAAGTTTAAATTTCTCAATGTATGGATCTAAAAATTTTTTTTGGTTATACACTGTTAATTCATCAATAAAAGTAATTAAATTATTATTATATTTTAAAGGATACTTTGTACCAAGTCTTACAGAAGTAAAATTTTCTTGAGATTCCTCTATAATTTTATAATCTGTTAATATTAAATTAAAATTATTTAATTCGTTACTGTTTTCACACATTTTATGACTAAATGTATTCTCAATACCTTCTTTGTTTTTTTGAAATATAAAATAACTCATTAAGTTCCTGTATTTTCGTAAATTATAATTTGACCCGCTCCGCCCCCCGCAGTTGGTTGGTTTGTTGGTCCATAAATAGATCTTACAAGGATTGGCCAATTCAAAGATGCTCCAGGAGCAGTTCCAGGAGACCCATTAGTTGAAGGATTTGTGTTACCGGAGTTCCCTGTGTTTACAGTTCCTACATTTGTCATTGTAGTATTACCACCTGGACCTCCCACTGCGTAAGGTTGAGAAAAAGGTTGCGTAATAGGTTTGTTATAAAAACCATAACCTCCAGTTCCACCCTGTCCTACAGGAAACTCTCCATCCATTCCAGGAGGACCTGGAGGGCCTTGCCCAGCCCACATGTAAATAGCAAGTCTATTTGCTGCAGGACTTGCTGTGTGAGTTCCAGAATTTGGTCCAACTTGTATTAAAGTAGGTATAAAACCACCAGCACCCGCTGATCCAGAGGATGCGGAAGTAATTCTTCCTTGAGCATCAACTGTAATAGATGCTGATGTATAACTTCCAGCTGTAACTGCTGTGTTTGCAAGTCGTGTTGCCGTGACTGCTGCTGTGTCTAATCTTGCAGTGGTTACTGCAAATGAAGCAATTTTAGCAGATGTAACTGCAAGTGATGCAAGTCGTGTTGAAGTTACTGCAAGTGATGCAATTCTAGCAGTAGTAACTGCAAATGATGCAATTCTTGATGATGTAACTGCAAGCGAATTTAATTTAGCAGTTGTAACTGCATTGGTTGCAAGTCTGTTAGATGTTACTGCTAGAGAGGCAAGTCGTGCCGTGGTTACAGCAAACGATGCAAGTTTAGCACTAGTTACTGCTAAACTTGTAATTTGTGCTGTTGCTATTGTGCCTTGTAAAGTTGTTAAATCAACTTTATAAATTTCGCTACCATCTCCAAAAGCAGCTGTTAAAAAACCTTGTGTTAATGTTATACCTGATCCTGTGCCTGCATATTTAAATGTAACACTGAAAGCACCTGATGTGCTATTTTTTAAAATATAATATTTTTCAATACCATCTGGAATAGTTACAATTTGATTACCAGTAATTGCACCTGTAAATTCAAGAACCATATTTCTTGCGTTTGAAAGTGTTGCATTACTCATAACAAGTGCTGTGGTTTGCGCTCCTCCAGCTATACTTACTCCTTGGTATCCTGCTATTGCTTGTTGAACTAAATTTAAATTTGTATTTGTTTTATCACCCCACGTACCAGCGTTTTCGCCAGTTACCATGAGTTCTAGTTTAAGATCTGTAGAAAAACTTGATGGCATTTATTCTCCTGTTTTTAAGAATTATTACAAAAATTATGCTGCAATGTCAACCTCAGTATAAGTAGAAACTAGTGGAATACCAATATCAACCTCTGCCCAAGCTGTAATTAGTACATTAGCTGTTGAAATATTTACTCCTATACCAGTTACAGAAACACTAGCATTACCAGTTGTTGTAATTGATCCAGGTGTAAGATTTAATCTACTACCAGTGACAGTGTAGGTTGAAACAGGTATTGCATTACCAACTATTCCATTAATTTGTGTGCCAGTAATGTTAACACTTGCAGTTCCAGTTATTGAAACTGAATTTATTTGAGTATTTACTCTGCTGCCTGTTACAGGAACTTCAATTAACAATCCTGCTATAACACTAGATACATTTGTATTTATCTGCGTTCCAGTAACGTTTACTAAACAATTACCTAATTGAATTGAATTTCCTAAACTTAAATTTAATCGATGTTCTGATCCAACAACTACAGAAATATTACCATCTGCTGCAATACCTACAGAATTTACAATTGTATTAATTCTGCTACCTGTAACGTTTACGTTTGCATTTGCAGATGTGCTTACACTTGCTATACTTGTGTTTAATTGTCTACCAGTGACTGTAACATTTATGCTTTCCTCTTCACCCCAAGGGACAATACCCCAACCATTATTACCCCAACCCTCACCAATTACTCCCTCTGCTATAACTGAACCAATAGATAAATTTTGTTGAGATTGAGAGGCTGCTGTAACAACAACATTTGTAAAAGCCGTCTCCTCTCCTATGTTAATTTTTAAACCAGTGCCTGTGACCGGAACTTCAATTAGTAAACCAGCTATTACACTGGATATGTTAAAATTTAATTGATTGCCAGTAAGAGTAACAACTACATCATCTTCTTCTCCCCAAGGCACTGTGCCCCAAGTTTTTACCCCCCAACCAGCATCAGGTTGTATGTCTGTTGTAACTGAATTTATTAGATTAGCTAGCTGGGATCCAGAGACTGGTGCTGAGGCATTAGACTGATCGCCCCAGGCACCTACATTCCAAGCTCCAAAACCCCATGTGCTAGCCATCTCATAAAATATTTAATTATGCGTTACCAATTCTTATAATTGCAAGCGAAGTAGTAAATGCAGGAAATTGAATTGTAAAAGTTCCTGCAGTTGCAGTTTTGTTTCCGCCAAAATCAAGCACACAAACTGCTTTATTAGAAGCTGATGTGTTATAAATCAGCGCTCCTCGAGCAGTAAGTGTAACATTGGTAAATGATAAATCAGCAAAGTCTACTGCAGCCACTGCAGATGACATAATTACACCATTGTTCACAAGTAGTTTTCCGCCAGAAGAATATCCAGCCGGAGAAGTAACTTGCCCACCTGTGGTAAATGATGTTGTTGAAGCACCTAAAACTGCGTTTGTAGTATACAGTGCAAGTTTAAATTTTTGTCCAGTTGGTGCGGTGTTAAAATTATGCGTTGCTTGTAATATTTCTTTTTTAAAAGAATTTGCTATCGCATTAGTCGTAATTGCCATTGTAAGCTCCTTATAAAGTTGTATTAGGTGGCGGCGAATTAATTTGAATTCTTGGCACACCGTCGTCATACTCACCTCTGCGTCTTCTACCCATTTGTATTAACGCAAAAGCTTGTAATTCTTCATCATACTTTGTTTTATTTAAATTGTACAGATCCATTGGACCTTTAAGGTAAGAAAAAGCCTCTGCTAAAACTCCATACAATAAAAGATTTTGTTCATACGTTGATAAATAAGTATTATTTGACGATGTGAAACTTGGTGCTTCTCGAATAATTTCAACTTCAATTGGATATGCAAGGTTTGGAGTAGGCGCTACCATTATTGTAAAATCATCATAGTTTGCCCAGTATTGTGGTAGTCCTGTTGCACCTGTATTATTAAATTCTCTTATAAAAGATTGATCTCTTTTTTCTGCATATACAACAGTTCCAGATGATAAAGAACCTCCTACTGTTGTGGCTACAAAAACTCCCCTTACAACTTTTGTATCAGCAGGCATAACTGAAAATTTATTATTTGCGGTTAAAGTTGCTTGAAAATATTTTCGTAAATCATCGTAATCAACTTTGTTAGCAACGTCTAATTCTACGTTTCTTAAAAATTGATTAATAAGTGTGTCTGATAAAACTGTAGAATCTACTTCTGTGTAACTTCTAATTTGTGTTAAAAAAGCAGCATGAGAAATACCCATTAAGATATCACAATCCTTACTTGACCAGTGAAAATACCGAATTGTCTTGCTGAGTTTTGTGCTGATGGATCATCAGGCACCATACCCCTTGAATTATAAGCAAATTCACCTGGTAAATTTAAATTAGCAGTTGCCTCACCATTACCACCAGAGATTAATGTAAAATCCTGTGGTCTTGTATTTTGTAAAGCAATATCATCAGATTTATGATGTCTTGGATCTAATTGAGGATGTTTGGGTTCATATTCAGATATATGAACTAAAGCATTAGTCCACTCTTTTACCATTTCAGTATAAGGAAATGCTTGTCCTGATCTGTCTGATATAGCCTGCGAATATTTACCTCTAGAAAAACCCATTATGAATAATTTGGATAGTATGTTTGTGGTGTAATATAGGTCGATGTACGTTGACCATCTTCTTGAAGAGCTCTCATTAAGTCATCTTCATAATATAATCGTAAAGCGTCAGTGGTTTTAGGATTAACTTTCATAGAAAGATAATAAGCTAATCCAGAACACATGCACGGTAAAAATCTAAAAGGAACGTCTGGATTATTTGTATAAGCCCCTGCGTCTTGAATTCGTTGCATATAATAATATTTGACATGGGTGAAAGTTACTTTATCTGGAGTTAAATATAAATTTAATAATGGTGTTATTTGTCTATCAATAAAATATTGAGACGGTTGACCCCTCTGACCTTTGTTTGGAAGTCCTGCGTACGCTGATCTATCAATTTTATCTAAGCTAACATCGTTAGTGCTAGTCGTTGTTCCAGACGATGTAGAGATATAAGCCTCTAAAACATCACTACAATCTGATGGGGTTGCATACTCGCTAGTTCCAGCTGTAAGTTCTTGAACTTTTAATTCAACTTTCCAAAGATGCACTCCCCTGTTGCCCCATTCGGACATCAATAAGTTTAAAGATCTTCTTGCACTTTTTAATGAATAACCAGAAGTTGTTGAAGAACCACATCGTTCATATGCTTCATCAATAATTTCAGCTATATCTAAATTAAATGTTGTAGTGCCTGATGTAGTCATTATTCTCCCTTAACAATTTTTCTTAATGCTCCTAGAAAAGTTTTTTCATCAAGCGCATTTGTTTTTTCCATACGTCTTCCTATTTCCACTCCAACAGCACCTACGCCTGCTCCAGCAGCAGAAGCTCCCACGAATGCTCTTTTAGGATATTTAGAAACAAAACTTTTAAGAAGTGAAGAGGCTTTTGCAGTTTCTCCTGCTGCAGGTGGTAATATTGATACCATCCTATTAAAACTTTTACGTAAACCAGGCGTATCTCCACTTCCTTTTAGTCCTGACATAGGCAAATCTTCTAGTTCTTTTGTTTGACCTCTTTGATAATTTTTAGAAGCTTCTTGAAATTTATCTCGAGCAAGTTTATCTTTTGCACCTTTTTGAATTGCAGATTTAGAAACAGTCAACATTTCAACACCTTTTCTAGCCCCTCTACCAATTAAAGATCCAATGACAGCTTTTTGAACTTTAACTTTACCCCCATTTTTCATCGCAGCTAATTTTAAAAATTTACTCATTAAAATATTCCTCTAAATGGTACTTTTTTGATTTGAATAGGTTTTTGACCTCTAGCCATTCCGCCTCTTCTAAGCATTCGTGGATCTCCATACATTCCACCACCCATCATACCTTCAGGTTCTTCACCCATTGCGTCTTTTTTTTGCATTCTT